GCCTTGTTTGCTTATCCATTCGTACAATGCAACTGCCACAGAATTTTGGTTACTGTGAAAGATGGTAACAAACAATCTATCAAGTTAGCAGAAAAACTAGGCTTTCAGAAGGAAGGTTTATTAAGACAGATGTTTCCACCTGATGATGCTGTTTTACTTGGTATGTTAAGAAATGAATGTAAATGGTTGAAAATAAAGGATTATAATTATGGGAAAGTCAAGACCATCAGCACCGCCAGTACCTGATCCAAATGCTTTGATACAACAGGATGCTGCTGCAAATAGAATTACACAGTTTACGCCTTATGGTAATCTGCTGTTTGGAAGTGTAGGAGATCAGGGTCAGTTTGTGCAGGGTGCAGTGCCTGAAGATGGAATGGCTGCTGCCTTTACACAGGAGACACCTTTTCAAAGTCAGTTAAGATCACAGCAGGAAGCACTGGGTTTGGGATTAGCTACAGAAGCAGGGCAACAGTTTGATCAGTTAGCAGCACAGACACCATTTGATTTTACAGCAGGTTTACCAGAGTTTCAGTTTCAGGATGCAACCAACCTTCCTGCATTTCAATCACAGTTGCCTGGTGCAGGTAATGTACAAACATCTTTAAATGTTCCACAACTACCGACACTCCCAACAGACTTTGAAGATACAAGACGGCAGGTAACTCAATCTGTATTTGACAGACAGTTGGGATTACTACAGCCTGAGTTTACAAGGCAGAGAGATCAATTAGAACAGAACCTTGCTGATAGAGGTTTGCCGATTGGTGGTGAAGCATACAATCAGGCTATTGACAGACTTGAAAGACAACAGGGAGAGCAGCAACAGAGGTTAGCACAACAAGCTGATATAGCAGGAGGGCAAGAAGCACAAAGACTATTTAATCAGGCATCATCAGCCAGAGGGCAGTTATTCAGAGAAGCGGCTGCACAAGGCGAGTTTGGTCTTGCAGGACAGCAACAGGCATTTGGTCAACAAGCAGCTAATGTAGCACAACAGAACGCAGCAAGACAGCAACAGATAGCTGACCAGTTAAGAGCAAATGAACTTAACAACATGGCACGACAGGCACAGTTAAATGAACGTATTGGACTAAGAGGACAGGGTTTCAATGAACTGGCAGCCTTGTTAGGTGGCCCACAGATACAAAGGCCAACATTCTTTGCTCCAAGTGCAGTAAATACAATTGGTGCAAATCAGTTGGCTCAGAGTGCGGCAGCTAATGCATTTAATCAAGGCATGGCTAATTATAGTTCTGGCTTGGGTGGTTTATTTGATCTGGCAGGGTCACTCGGTTCTGCATATTTATTGAGGTAAAGAATGACAACAGGATTAACATTTGGACAAAGACGAATACCACTTCCACAGCTTGATCAGTTAAATCTTGGACAAGCTTTGATGCAACAGGTTCAACCTTTTAGTGGTCAAATTGCTGCTAATAGAAATGCAGCAAACATGATGCCTATGCAACAACCTCAACAGCCAATGGCACAACCTATGGCACAGGGTCAAGGGCCATCATTTCAGTTTCAAGACCTAAATCGTGCTTTTCAGCTAGACCCAAGAAACACATTATCAAACGCACTTCTACAACAAGGCATGAGAGGTGGGCCAGTAAGAACACCATTAGAAGGTATAGGAAGACTGTCACAGAGTCTTGTTGGTGCAATGCTACAGAAGAGGGCATTGGATAGATTAGAAGGGCAGGAGACAACCAGACAGGAAAACTTACAGACACAATATGATGCAATATTAGGTAATCTTCCACAGAATGTAAGATCATTGTTGCCAACTATTGCAACACCTGAAGCATTACAATCTGTTCAACAATTAGGCTTACAAGTTGCTTCTGCACCTACAAGCGAATTTGAATTTAGAAACATAGATGGAAATATTGTATTCGGCACTAAAGTTACTAATCCTCTAACAAACACTACAACTTTTAATCCTTCAGGTTCTATAAAAGCACCTACACAACCAAAAACAAATATAATAACACTTGTTAATAAAGATGATCCAAATGATGTTGTTACAGGTGATGAAAACTCAGAAAAAATTAATGCTGCATTAGAAAGTGGAAAAAATTATGCGAGGCAAACATCAGGAACAAATATTAACATTGATCAACAAACACAAAGTAAGTTTGATGAAAAAGCTGCTGAATCTGCAATTAAACGACTTGAAGATATACAAAAGCTTGTTTTTCAAGATGCAGAATTAGAAAACAGATTAGATATTGCTGAAAGTTTACTTTTAGGTGGTACTGAAACTGGCCCATTTACAGAATTAACTATTGGTTTGAGAGGCTCTTTAAAACAGCTTGGATTACTTAATGATGAGCAAGTTCAAAATTTAACTAATCAGGAAGTATTAAGAACATCATTTAATTATCTTATTCCAAGACAGAGAGTACCAGGCTCAGGTGCAACATCAGATTTTGAAGCAAGGTTATTTAGTCAAGCGACAGCAAACTTACAAAACACTCCAGAAGCAAACTTAATTTTAGTTAAAGGTTTACAAGCTTTAACCACAAGAAAAAAAGAAGTTTTAAAAGCTATGGAAAAATATGCAACAGACAATAAAAACTTATTAGGTGTTGCTGAATATGTAGATGAAAATGTTTCACCTGCATTTAAGGCTTACAACACTGATAATGAATTTGATAGTGCTGTTGAAAAAGGAGAACTAAAAAAAGGTGATCTGTATTTCAATGGAAAATTAGGAATTTTTGACTTTTACGAGGGATAAATGCCATTACCAACAGAATCTAAAAATTATACATCTGTAAGAACAACTGGAGACGTTGTAACAGATTTTGCTAGAGCAGCAGGTCAAGGTTTAACACTTGGATTTGGTGACGAAATAGAAGCAGTTGTAAGAGCAGGATTTGACAGAAACAGGACTTACTCAGATATTGTGAAAGATGTCAGAAATCAGATATCAGACTTTAGAAAAAGAAACCCTGCAAGTGCTATTGGAACAGAGATCGCAGGTGCAATACTTCCTACTATAGCTGCACAGTTTATTCCAGGCGCAGGACAAACAGCGTCAGTAGCAAATACAGCCAGATTAGCAAACATTGCCAAAGGTGCAGGTGTAGCAGGTGCAGAAGGTTTAGTGTATGGAGTTGGTACTGCTGAGGGTGGTTTAGGAGAAAGATTAACTAATCCAAACACAGCTATATCTGGTGCAACAAGTGCTGTATTAGGTGGAGCAGTAGGTGCGTTAGCACCAAAGATAACAGATGAAGCAAGAGAACTTATCCAAAAAGGTGTACCAGTTACACCTGGTCAAGCCGTAAAAGGTTCAACATTAGGTGGTACAACTTTATCAAGATTAGAAGAAGCTTCAGGTAAAAATGTATTTTTTTTAGGTGATGCAATATCAGCAGCACAGAAAAATGCACAGGAGGGTTTTAACAGAACAGCAGTACAAGAAGCACTAGAAGGTATCAATGTTGTTGTTCCTAAAAATATATCTGGAAGAGAGTTGATTGCTTTTGGACAGGATACCTTAGAAAAAAAATACAATTCCTTATTACCAAAGCTTACAATTAAAGAGTCAGAAACCTTTAGTGGTGCAATAGCAAATGTTTTAAATGGTCTTGATGATGATATCAGAGAAGACGTTACAAAAAGAATAAATAAAGTAATTATCAACAAAATAAAACCTGCTCCTGTTACAGCAGCTTTAGATGGCAAAACTATCAAAACTGCACAGACAGAACTTAGACGTATTATTACAAGATTGCGTAGAGAAGGCACAGAAGAAGCATTGAGAAAAGCAGATGCCTTTGATGATATACGTTTGACAATTAGTCAACAGTTACAAATGGAAACACCAAAACTAGCAAAAGAATTGGCTGAGCTAGATCAGGCTTATGGTCTTTTTGAGATTGTCAGAAACGCATCTATAAGAAGAAAATTAGATGGTGACTTTACACCTGGTGATTTGTTACAAGCATCTGCAAAAAGCGACATAACTAAAAGACAGTCAAAATTTTCAAGTGGTGAAGCTAGGATGCAAGGTTTGGCACAACAAGCACAAGATGTAATTGGTGCTACAGTGCCTGACAGTGGAACATCACAAAGAATATTAGCAACAGGTGTACTTGGCGGTATGGGTTTGTTTGCATCACCTGGTGCTGTTACAAGTTCAGTTTTACCCATACTTGGAGGTGGCGTTGCATACTCACAACCAGTGTTGCCTTTGACAAGAAGTTTGCTCGGTAGTGGTTTTCAACAAGGTGGTATGGCAGCTTCACCAGTTGTTGCTGCTATGACAGCAGATGACATTAGGCAAATGTTAGCTGAAAGGTTGCGTAATAGGTAAAATTATGGACATGGAAAAACTAAGACAACAACTCATCATTGATGAGGGTGTAAAGTATGAGGTGTATCTTGATCATCTGCAACTCAAAACTGTTGGTATAGGACATTTATGCAGAGAAGATGAGCCAGAGTTTGATGAACCTGTAGGCACTCAGGTTGATGAAGATAGATGCACAGAACTGTTTGAAGAAGATATTAAGTCAGTCATTAAGGATTGTAAAAAGGTCTTTGAAGATTGGGATGACATGGATGAAGAAGTCAAACAAATCTGTGCCAATATGATGTTTAATTTAGGACTGCCAAGATTTAGCAAGTTTAGAAAAATGATTAATAATGTTGTCAATAAAAATTATGCAAAAGCTGCTGAAGAGATGAGAGACAGCCGTTGGTACAGGCAAGTAACTAACAGAGCAGAAAGATTAGCTAAAAGAATGGAAGCAATAACATGAGCCAGAAAAAGCTACAGAAAAAATCTGTGTTTAATGAATATGATGAAGATGGTGATGGCGTTGTATCTGATGAAGAACTATCACATGTAAAAGAAATAAAAGAGACAGAGTCAAAACTTAGAAAGCAGATTGCACAACTTAGAATGGCTAGATACACACTCATAGGCATGGGTGTATTTACTGCTGCAATGTTTTTTATGCCAGTAGAAAAGATTAACGCATTATCTGACATTAGCAACCTACTCTATATATCTGGTGCAGGTATTGTTGGCACATATATGGGTACAACAGCCTGGATGGCAAGAAAATAAGTGCTATGGGTTTTGTATGTGTTTCTTGTAGGTGCAGAGGTAGAAGAACTTGTCTTTTTCAATAGCCTTGATACTTGCCTCGAATACGCAAACAAAATCAGAGAGCAGGACTTGCACCAAAGAGTTGCAGGAGACAAACTTTATATCAAAACTTTTTGCATACCTAAAAACAAAAATTAATAATTTAAAATTATGAGGAGTATTTTTGATTGGTGTCATTTTTTACTCCTCACCAAACAAAGGACAAACAATGGCAGTCAAAAAGAAAAGGAAGTTTGCAAAAGTACCTAAAACAAAAGGTGGTGTACCTAAAAAATATGTGCGTGGTGCTAAGAACCCAAAGGCTAGAGAAGAAGAAATAAAAAGAACAGCTAGACTTTACAGGCAAGGTAAACTGACACCTGCCATGATGGATCGTATCTCAAAGAGAAGGAGTAGAGGATAATGGCAGTTAAGAAAAAAAGCAGTGGTAAATATTCATCAATACCTGGTGCAGGGAGGTTTGCTAAATCTACACTTGATAAAGTTTATAAGCGTGGATTGGGTGCATACTTCTCATCAGGCAGCAGACCAAAGGTATCACAGCATCAATGGGCTATGGGCAGAGTCAAAAGCTTTGTAAGTGGTAAAGGTGGTGCAAGAAAAGCTGATGCAGATTTACTAGGCAAAAAGAAAAAGAAAAAGACATGATTGGTAGTTTAATATCCCCTCTTACTTCACTAGCAGGTACATGGCTGCAAGGAAGAGTTGATAAGGCCAAAGCTGAGACAGATGTCAAAGTTGCCAGAGCGAAGGCAGAGGCAAAGGTTTATGAAACAGAAGCTACATCTTCTATGCTTATGGAGCAGAACCTTACAGCACAGATGGCAGGCTCATGGAAAGATGAGTTCTGGACTATTATCTTTGGTGGCATACTTGTTTGCTGTTTTATTCCCTACACACAGGAATATGTAAAAGAGGGTTTTATCTTTTTAGATGAAAGCTGCCCACAATGGTTTCAGACCTGTCTGTATATTGTTATAGGTTCAAGCTTTGGATACAGGTTTGGTAAACAAGGACTACAATTTTTAAATAAAAAAACAGATGGCAAGAAAAAGAATTAATCTCACTTCAAAGCACAAATCGCCGTCAGGGGGTTTAAACGAGGCAGGGAGGCGTTTTGCAAGATCGCAAGGGTCTAACCTCAAAAGACCCATTAAAAGCGGTGACAGCCCTCGCAGAGCAAGTTTTTTAGCGAGGATGGGTGCAAGTCGTGGCCCTGATTACAAAGATGGCAAACCAACCAGGAAGTTACTGGCACTCCGCAAATGGGGGGCTAGTTCATCTGCTGATGCAAGAGCAAAGGCAAAGAAAATCTCAGAGAGAAACAAAAAGAAGG